TTTGTTTTTCTCTTTTTTGGTTTCTTTTTTCTTATCTTTTTAGAGGGTGGATTGGCTATTTGTTTAGCCATTTGAGATCTACTGATTGTCATTCTTGGGCATGTTTTCTTTTAACCAAGAAATATCATTTTTTATAACAGCTAAATCCTGTTTAATTTCAAGTAATAATGTAGGGGTTCCTACTGTATCTGCTTCTAAATTAGTAACTCTGTTTTCTAAATTAGACCAACCTATAATTACGGCAGCAAATAATAGCATCCATCTTGTTACTAATCCGCCCCAATCTTTAAGTTTATCTAATTGCATGGTTTCTTATATCATGATTCTTTAGCTTTAGCCAAGCTTTTAATAAACTCGTATTCCTTGCCATCGATGATTTTAACATCAATTTCTGCTTCTACTTCACCACAAACAATCTGTGCATTATTCATGTTTCTTTCCATAATTCTTTTAGATTTTAAGCATTCACTGACAGAATCCTGAATAGTGTGTTCAATTAATACTCCGTTAGAAAATAAGCATAAAGCCAATACTGTTTTAATCATTAGTGTCCTCCATTTCCGTTTGCAAATTTAATATCCCTAGTCGCATCTTTTAGTTTTTCTACATCTTTTTCTAATTGTTCTACCATATCCTCTAAATGTTCAATCATCACTTTGGAATGTAGATTTTCATCTAAAATAGCTTGATGCTTTTCTACTTGTCCAGCTAAAAATTCTAGCAACATAAATTGTTCGTCATCCGCAGGCAAATTTCCCATCAAACCTCTTGGCCACTTAATTCTAAAATCTGTATTTAACTCTAAATCTTTTTCCATTAATTCTAATCGAGTGGAATGTTGATTAAGAGTTTCGACTATTCCAAAATAAGCATAGACTCCCAGTGCCACCGCAGTGACAATAGAAACTAAGTTTCGAATAGGCATGCCTACTGTCGTCTTGTCGCTTATTTCCAATTAGCACCTCCAGCGTTTACGTGCTTGTCTAAGTCTTGAATTAGGGTCTTTGGCAGCTTTGGGAAATTGTTTCATTTGTCCGGCGGAACGAGCACAATATGATTTTCTTCTTTTAGCATCTTTACTGCCGGGTTTTACTTTCCCTGTTACAGCGGTTTTTAATTTTGAACCGGGGTTCTCTTTTCGATATCGAGCGACACCGGCTTTGGTCATTCCCGCTCCACTTTTGGTAGAGCGGAAATATTTTTTAGTTTTTGGTGGTTGTTTGTCCGCCATTATCCTGTGTAGAATACATTTACTGTACAATTAACAGTGGTTACATTTAAGTTTGATGTAAACAGAACTCCTTGTTCAGGAATATTCATAGATACATCAGATGTACCGCCAGTTACTGCTACATTAAATTTAGCAGTTGCACCATCATTAAAGGTTACTGTGCCGTCACTGCCTGTGGCACCTACACCAATAATAAATCCCTTAAGACGTGATCTTTGAGAATTTATTTCTGTTGTAGCTCCGGCTGCCGCACCTTTAACTAGAACATCACTATCGAAGGCCATGATATACCTCCTTAAACTACTGCTGCGCCAGTGGTTACGTCTACAAAGTTTGAACCGTTACCAAAACAAAGAGATCCTGTTAAAGAAGCTCCGGTTGCATCTGAAACATAGATTAATAATCCTGCTGTTGCTGTTGGTAATGTTAATAATGTGTATGTTGGAACAATAAAACCGTTATCTGATAATACTGGTCCACTAAAAGTAGTATTTGCCATATTAAACCTCCTTGGTTGTATAGACCTTGTTACATAGTCTCTATACCGTCTGCTAGCTCAGTCTATGTAACTTGTTTCGCTAGAAGTTAACTATATTTGAATAATTGAAGGGTGTAAATAAAAAAGGGCGGGATGAAACCGCCCTTTTCGAAAGGATTTGTTTATGAAAAACAAATGTTCCTATTAGGAACCTTGTGAACCGTATACACAACGTGGATCTGAGAAACCGAAAGAATATCTCTCTCTAGCTTTGTATCTCACGTTACCTGTATCGAAATCACCTTCCATAGCTGTCGCTAATGGAGTTCTCACGAAGTGTTTGAATCCATTAGGTGCGTCGGTCATGATGAAGTATGCATCAGTATCTGTTAGATAGTGATTTACTCTATAACCTTCAGGCAACATTGACATGTTCACTAATGCGTTGATGTCATTGTCGGCTGTACCTGTTCTCAATGTTGAGTTTAGGATTCTATCCGCTACGAACATTAATTGAGGTGGGACAATCATTTTTCTTGCTTGTACAGCAATCTTTAGTCCTCTCTCATCGATGAATTGAGAAATATCAATCATCGCCTGCTCGAGTGATGTTTCGTTAAGGTCTGCATCAGTTGAGTTTCTATTTGAGAATGCTCCGCCACCTACAGTTGGGTGAGCAGCGTTCACAAGAGACACACCGTCACCGCCGGGATTTGAACCGGCTGCGCCAGAAGATGCGAACGCATTGTTTAATACGTTAGCAGCTTTGATCTGTTTTGTGTGTGCCATAGATCTAGCTAATGCTTTTGTGTAACGTGCTGATAATCTGTCATAAAGATTATCTTCCACAGCTTCTTCAGTGATAGAGAATGCTAAAGCAACGGTTTCATGTGAATAACGTGCTGTGTAAGCTTCGTTTGCAGAGTCAAATGTTACTGCTGCACCTTCTTGCTTCACAGGAGCGTTACCGAAACCTGTTAACATTACTTCTTCTTCAAAAGCTCTGTCTGAAGATTCTTGATTAAAAATCTCAGCATGTTCGTTTTCGTACTTTTGATATTCCAAGCCAAACAGTGCGTTTAGACCCGGTTCTAACTCTTTAACGAGTTGACTTCTTGATATAGCCATAGTTTAAACCTCCTATACGCCTGCTGTGTTCGGTGCGTAGAAGTGATCGTTGATTTTAACGATTAAGTTAGCGTTGACGCTAGCTAGGTCGTTATTATCAGGATCAGCTGTTACACCAACCACTCTTAACATTAAATCAGCAGTTGATAGACTAGATGAGTCTAATGCTCCGCTTGATATACCATTTGTTGTGTTACCGTTTGCGTTTCCAGTAACATCAGCGTTCATTCCGATTGAAGTCTGAGCAGAAGTACCGTCAGCCTGAATCAAGAATAATTGATTCGGGTCGTCGTATACTCTAATGCTGATATCAGCGGATCCTTGAGTTGCTGTTGTATTTGGAAAGTAATTAGAAAATGTCGGCTTACCGTCTGCTGCTGTGTATTCCACACCGCCCGCAACACCCAAAATTTGTGTGTCACTATCGCCTGCTGCGACGACATATCCGTCAGATCCTAGTTTTACAACTGCACCCTCAAAAATATTACCGCTGGTATTACCTGACTTAACCGCATAAGTGGTGAAAGCACCACCGTTATAGTTTCCGCCTAGCTTTGCTAATGGGCGTAAACCAAAGGCTGCGTTTTTATTTGCCATTGTATATACCTCCTAAGTATATTTTTTTGTTAATTAATCTTCGTCGGGTTTTGGACCGCCGAAGCTTACTCTACTTTGCCTTTCCCTATGGATTGGCATGTTAGGGTGCTCGTCTTTCATTAAGTCGTTATCAACACTCTGCATTTGGCCTTCCGTTTGAGACTTGAAGTACGCATCACGTTGCTTCTTGATCTCAACTGGACACCGCATAAGAACAAGTCCCCCTATTCCTATGACGCCTTTGAACTTTCCGTCGGCTATTGCAGGTATGTCAAGACGATCGCCGTATGTATCTGATTTAACAAATTCATACCCTTGTCTTAACCTACCGTTGACATTCTTATCGTCAGGTATTCCACGATATTCGTATCGTACCCATCGATGATGCCAGCCTTCGTCAGGTTGTGGCGCTTCGAGCGATGAAGGTGGTACCCATGCTTTTGGTCGAGCGTTCATTTCACGGGTTTCCAACTTGCGTGAAGATTTATTAAGTTTAGTTTCATTTTCCATATTGTTACGCCTCCTTCACGTATCTAGCGTACTCTTCTAACGGCACACCTAGCCTTTTGGCTATTGCTACCTGTGAGGGTGTGAGCCTTACAGATCTGCGTCCATCTTTATTTACGCGCTTAGCAGAAGCAACCGTTTGGACGGGTTTCGATTGCTTTCCGACATTTGCCTCACCGGAAAATTTGTGAGGAAACTCTTTTCTCATTCGAGAATTGATTTCATTATAGTATTCATCTGACTGTGCGTCAAATCCTTCTTCTTCAATAAGTTTTTTATGAATTCCGAAGGCGGCATACGTCATGGCCTCGTCCTGACCAAACCACGCGTTCTCTCTTGCCCATTTTTCCGCTTTTGGATCGGGTTGAACGGGTTGTTGAGGTTGTGGTTGTTGATACTGTTGAGGAGTTGCTTGTGTTTGAGGTTGAGCAGCTTTCTCTTCTTCCAACTTTTTCGTTGCTTTGAGACGTTCATTGTCCAGAGTCAATTGAGCAAGCTGTTCTTGTGCTTTAACAATAGCATCAGCATCTCTTGCTTGTATGGCTCTTTTTAGATTGTCTTTGACAACTTCAGTTTGAGTCGTTACTCGAGATTCAAACTCACTCAAATATCCTTTATCTAACTGAGAGTATTTAGTTTGACTTTCTTCGTATTGCTTCCTTAATCCTTCAGCATACTTTAAAGCCTCTTCTCTTTGTCTTTCAGCTTCGCGATATTTTTTAGTGAGATTAGCAATTCTCTTTTTAACAGATTCACTATAATCATCTAAACCATCTGATTCTTGTGCTTGTTCAACGTTCTCTTCTTTTATTTCTTG